TAACTTGAACGGTTGTATACCGTGGTCAAGTGTAACAATCATACAATAATTGTCAATAAAATAAATTGGGTCTTCCGAACACTTTGCTAACTCAACAATTTGTTCTTCAGTATAATGTAACTCAACACCTGCCTTCTTTAAGTGTGGGTTACCCAAATAACCATAATCACTCATTATATTTACTTAGCAATACTACGAAGCATCCAACCGTGTTTGTTGTGTGTGTCTATGCGACCTGCCAAATAATCTGCAAGGCCTTGTTTATCTAATTCATTAGCTAATTTGAAAGCAATGTTTAGTGTTGCCAATACTTTTTCATTATCAGCAGACAATCGTTTAATCATCTCTAAAGCCACAGGCACAGTAGTTTCACATTCAATATTAGTAATCTCTAAAAATCTTGTAAATGAGCCAGGTGCGTAAGAATCTAATGCTCTAATTTGTTCTGCGATGGCATCTGTTGCTTCAAATACTTCCTGATAAAGATTACCTAAAAATTCATGGTGTTGTGCAAAGTCTGGACCTTCAACATTCCAATGATAGTAATTTGCTTTTAATTGAAAGGCATAGGCATCAGCCAAAACTTTTTTCATAATGTCAATTAATGTTTCCATTATTTCTTTTCCTTAATCATTTTTAATAGTTCTGAAGTGTTACCTACAAAAACAGCTTTATCAATGACAGTTTTACCGGCATCTTTCTTCTCACCAGTTAAATCCATTTTGCGTTTCTGTAACTCCAATAAATCTTTATTCAAATCACCTAATGTTTTAATTAGGTTAGCTGCTACTTCGTATGCTCTTGGATGTTCTGATTGATTGGCAACCATCAATAGATTATCTAAAGCAGTATCAGCCTTCTGTATTAAAGACTTGGTATTTTTTCTTGCTTCTTCAAAATCATTAGTTACCGTAGAATTAGTTTCATCTACAGGAACTATTTGTGATTTTGGTGCTTCTACTAATTGCATCGGTTCTACATCAAAAATCTCAGAGAGATTATCATTCAATTTTTTCATATTAAAGTATCAGGCCAATATGTTTTCGTTTCGTTAAATCCATAATCATCACCAGGTTCAGCAGTGATTGGGTCTGGTGTTGTTGTAATTGTTACCGCTTTAAGTGGTGCATTATCTACCGAATTAACCTTAAAATTAGATAAGGAATAGGCACCTTTCACCACATCATTTGCTTGAACTACCTCAGTTAAATTTTTAACTATTAAAATACCTAAGATATTATTACTAAAGTAAACAACTTCACCGGTAATTGGGTCTGTTCTATTATCTCTGTCAATTGTAATTGTTTCACCTGTCGTGTATACACCATTACCTGTTGGAAAATCTACATATATTTTCTGTGCATCTGTCTTGCCATCCTCTATATAGATGCTCGTATTGGCTTGACGAATAATACCTGCACTTGCATTAACAGGTGGGAATATAAAACTTTTAACTGTAAAGTTCAATGTCCAAATAACCATTCTTGTGGTTAACATATCACCTTCATAATCAATTTCAGGTGATACAGAATTTAGTATGACTGGCATATCATACTTTTGGTCCATGGCTGGAACTAAATCAACAGTTACGGTAAAATCTGGTGTAAAGAATGGCAATATCTGTTCTAGTATTTGTGTGCCATCTTCTTGGTTCCTTACATAGATTGATAGTGTAAAATCAAAGTTATAAGGTATAGGTGCAAATTGAGAGTTGTAAGTATCTGTTACTGTATTATAAGCAAAGTTTTTAGTTAAAGATGCCTGTTTGCGAGAACTATCATATTCTAAGCCTGTCATTTCGAAACTCATGCGAGGCAAAGTAGTAGCGATTGATTTGACTAGTGTAGGGTCAGAAGTAACACGGGTTATAAATTTTTCTTTTGAAGCATAAACTAAAGGTACTTTATGTCTTTCAAATTCAACATTACCTGCTCGATTATATCGTATTAAATTGATTTCATTGAATAGTGTACCAAAGGCAACTACTATCTTACGAATTGTTCTATTATAGAAATGATTAGTTATCATGGTTCACCAAATGGGTTTGATTCAGTCCAGTCTATAATACCTGAAGCTTCATCTTCTATCTGTTTATTGTCATATAATTCTTCAAATGGATCCGCCATTTCACGCAAGTCATCTGTTGATGTGATACCACGGAACGCACCACTTGTATTACCTGTAACATTACCTGATACAAAGTTACCTTTAACACGAATAACTCTAAGTTCTGAATGTGGTTGATACGAGTAAACGATAGCTTGTGCGTTTGCGGTGGCTAATGAAGAACCTTGATATACAATCTCATCTGGTGTAAATGAACCAGTTGACCAAGGTGCAGAAATGGTATTGGCAATAGCAAGAACTGTTCTTGGATAATGGTCACGAATTTGCAAATCGATTTCATCAACACCAGTTTCAATAATTTCGTTAGAGAATACAAACTGTTTCAACTTCAAAGCATAGAGGTAAACATTACCACCACGACCACGACCTAGTGTGTGAAACATAGCTTGGTCGTTTTCATGTTCTACAAAAGTAATCTCAAAGAAATTTTGAACTAATGGAATGTATATTAAATCACCTTCATTAGGTCTTAGTTGTTCTACTGTTGCGGCAAATCTTCGGCGTGATACCAACATAGAAACTTCATCTCTAATCTCTAAACCAAATTTAGAAATAAAATCACCTTCACCATCCATACCTGTAACATTTTCCATATACATTTCAATTGCATAGGCTTTACGGTACTGTTTAAGTGGATCCTCACCATAAAGAAAGTCTACAGAGTCTTGCGACATTCTTGGCAAATAGAAAACATCCATGCCATGAATTTTCATGGATTCAATCACCAAATCTTCTACAAGTAATTGCTCACTTGTTATGTGATTGGCTGGAAAATTATTAAAGAAAAAATTAGTAGGCATTATTATCCAGTAAAGATTTCACTAGGCAAACTATTGAAGTTAAATAAATCTTCTTCAATCTTTGAAATTTCTTCTACTGCTTCATCCCAAATTTCTTTACCGTTTAATGTAACACCACCAGGCATTTGAACACCACTAAACTTTTTAAGATTCTCACCCCATTGTTTTTTAATGAGTGCTGTAGCATACTTCTTCAACATACGGTCATCCCAAACATCAGTAACACCTTGTTTAGTAATTGATGTATTTGCCACATTTGTTCTCAGTGGAGCCGACAATATAATTTCAGTTGGTGAATTAATTTTTCTAATTTGAACTTCTTGACCATCACCTAAAAGAATGAAATCGTTTTCAATTAATTCTTGGTCAAATGTTGTACCATAACCAGTGATTGTGTTTGATGTTGTATTGCCTGTAATCGTACCGGTCAAGGTGATGTTTGATGGGTCTAATTTACGGTAACATTCAACGATGACATATTCACCAACAGTTGCATCTCTTTCCCAATCAATGTCAAGGAATACTTTATTTTGTTTACGGTTGAATCTGAATTGAGGAGTACCAGAGAACAATAAATTTAATGTGCGGATGTGCTGCATAGTAACTTCATATGACACATAAGAAACTGATGTGAAGTCATAAAGGTCATGCAGTCTTAATTGATATCGCAAGTCAAACATATTGACTGACGAATTGGAATCATCGAATGGTAGAACACCAGTCACAAATAAAACGGCATCTGGACAATAAATCCACCTGCGGTCAATATCAGCTTGCGTAAACTGGTGTTTCATATAAATCTTCTCACATCCATCAAAGTGGTAATCGTGGAAGAATTGTAGTGCTTCGTCTATACGGTCATCAACTTGTTCATCAGCAACGTTAATTTCTATAACCGGATGGCCTAACTTACGTAAGCAATAATCTTTGAATTCGGTTTTGGTGGTTGGTTTAGCCATATTATTTACCTTTAGTTATTACTTATTTATAATATCACCAAAGTAAAAAACGCAGGACGGTAAAGTACCTGCGTTTTATATAATAGATAATGTCTATTAGGCTGCTGGTGCGACTGCTGGTGCAGCTGCTTCAGCTTCTTGAATTTTTTGAACTTGCGGTACAGCTTGTTCACGAACTTTCTCTACCAATGGAGAGATTTGTGCGTATGGTAGTTGACCTAAAGCTTGTAATACTGCATTTACTTCTTCAAGTTTAAGGTTTAGGGTAATATCACTCATGTTAATTCCTATAAAAAATGATTAATCAATCAGTTACTTCAGACTGTCTATTTATATATATGCTTGTTTTTGGTTATTCGTCAGCTGGCAGTGGAGTATTGCCTTCTTCAACCCACTTTAGGTACTCTTGGTAGTCTGTGTTATCAGGTGCGAATGGAATCCAAGTGTCATTAGTCAAACAATGAACAACTTGAATTTGCCTTCCAGTTTCATCTTTTCCAGCAAGTTGATATTCCATTTTATAACTCCGAGTTAAATCCAATATACGCATCTCTGTTGCCATTCCATCTCCAAGAACAATTCTGTCCAGCAGAAACTCCTGAAGTTGCAACAATTGTTACCTGTCCATGAACAACATCACCTTCACCAAGGCTCACAGATGAAAAAGTTAAACCAGCGTTTGAACTATAGTTATATAAGTCAAGATTGCCAGAGGTGAAGTTTGATGTAATCAAACTTGGTGGCGTTCTCATCATAACTGGGTACTGAGGCATCCATAGAAATTGGTTTGTTCCGTTACCAACACCTAAGTACCTAGAAAAAGCGTTTGAGTATTCGCTGCTTCCTCTAATAACAAAACAATACCTCTGACACAAAGCTAACACAGTACCATAAGGAAAAACATCGAAACTCGTAGCCGTTTGGCCTTTCTCAATTTGACAGCCTGTTAGGAAGAATGTAGCTCCGTTTGTGCCAATAAAATTAGCAGCGCCAGAAACAGTAAATCTGGCTGTAGTGTTTATCCAAGAACCAGCAGTGCCTTGCCAATCTGTACCTGCACCTAAATTAAAATTTATTTCTAGGCCAGTAGTGTTATCAGTTGGCCAGCTACCAGAAGTCGAGCCTGAAATTGTTATAGTTTTATATTCCCATGTATTAGCCGCATTAATAGCGTATGTGGCCATATAACTTTGCCCACCAACAAATGTAACAGTGTATGTTCCTGTTACGCTACTTCTTACCCAAAAAGATAAGGTTATTGGGGTAGCGCTAGAAGTTCCAAAAGCAAAATCTGATGTATTAAAACCTTCAATACGATGAATAATTCTGTTTACATCTGCCGCAGCAAGAACTTTTGGTGTAGTTACTGTGCAAGATAATGAATTTACAAATCCTGATGGTGCAGTGGTTGACCTTTGAAAAGCCACAGTGGTGCTTGCAGCAGTAACCCCGATAAAGCGGTCTACAGGAAAAGCAAAGCCGTTAGTGACACTGACACTCGCACCATTATTCCTCTGGTCGATTCGCATATCTCCGTTAATGATTCTATTCTTGAATCCAAACGTGTTATTGGCATTTACAGAGGTTGCAGTAATTGTACCGTTAACATCTAGTGTTGTGGTTGGTGAAGTTGTTCCAATACCAACAAGACCAGTCGAGGTGATACGCATACGTTCATTATTGCCTACACCAAACAGTAATAGGTCAGAAGCTCCTGTGCTAAGTAGATATGTGTAACCACTACCTGCCCGCATCTCCAAAGATGTTGATGCTCCTGTACCAAAACTAGCACAAACACGACCAATATTAATACCTGAAGTATCTGTAGACCATGCCCTAATTGTTCTAGTTCCTGAACCAATAACATCTAACTCAACTCCTGGAGCTTCTGTTCCTACACCTACTCTATTGTTTACAGAATCTACTGTGAGTGTCGTAGAATCTACTGTGAGATTACCAGTAATGGCAATATTTGCTTCCAGTTTATTAGAAGTTACTGAACCATCTGCTATGTCCGCAACGACAATTGCACCATCGGCAATCGAATTGGAATTAATCTTTGATAATGCCATTAGTGTTCTCTAGTAGTTTTTCTTTTTATTTATTGTGCCCAAGGAGTCCCAGTTGCAGATGCTGGTGATTTTGCTACTGCGATTTGAGTTGCAATGGCTGACTCAATAGTTTCTACTTGTTCTTCACCTAATGTTTCTTTAACCCAAGCAATTACTTCTGCCTCCGTCAAATCTTCAAAAGGAATGATTTCATTTTCTTCGTTTAATGGGATACCTACAGAACCATATGCTGAACCTGTGTGGCCACCGTCAACTTCTGAAGCTGTCCAGTGAGCTGTTGTTACAATATCATTAGGTAAAGTTCTTTCTAAATTTACAATTTTCCATTCTACTGCCAATTTTATTCTCCTTTAATTAAGTTTTCTTCTTTTATACGAGATTGTCTTTCAGCAGCACTTTCTATATCTGCAGCCATTACTATATCTTCTTTTGAACCAGTAATAGATTCACCAACTGCTAGTTTGCGTTGAACTTCTGCATTGACAATTTCATCAATAGCAATTCTGCATCTTTCATGAACCGCATTGTCAATCCAGTCTTGTGCTGAAAGTGCTACCACCTTTAATGCCTTGTCTTCGGCATCGCTTAAAGTGATTGTGTAAGTTACCATTTTTATTTCCTTAAAAAGTTATCCGAGTAAACGACCTGAAAACCAAACTGGATGTGAACCATGCAATGTGACACTCAAAGACGAAAACATATGAAGTTCAACCCAGTCGTTTGCATTCAAAAAAACGGAAACTGAATATCCATCTAGTGGGCTATCTAGGTTGCAATAATTTCCACCTGTAATGTATTCATAACCACCGCCATTAATAGAAATTCCAAAAGCATAACGGTCATTTGTACTACTACTACTTTGTGCTGCCCAACCGCCACCAAAAAACGCATAAACACCAGCAACAGGAGCTGTAAATCTTCCGTTTGAAGTATTGTAATGCGAGCCTGTGTTGTGGTTCATCGTAGTCATATTTCCGCTGATTTTCTGCCAAGAACCACCACTAACGCTATATCCTGATGAAGACCTAGCATTGAACGAAGGTTGATTTGCAGTAGTAACACGACCAGAGCTGTCAATACGCATACGCTCATTATTATTTGTGATGAAAGTCATTTCATCTGTGGCATTTAAATATGATATTCTACCGATGCTTGTTGAATCTGTATCTCCAAAAGATATCACTGCAGCACCAGTATTACCGGAAGTAATTGCTACTGTAGAACCTGAACCTGATACACCACCAGATACGAAAGCAGCTGTTACAGCACTATCAAAAGTAGGACTAAAATCTGGTCCAGTTCTTTGTACATGAAGTCTAACCAAAGGATTAACTTCATTGATACCAACGTTACCATTAGCATCAACACGCATACGTTCACCGTTGTTGGTCAAAAGTCTTATTGTTCCAGCTTCTGTGGATAAAAAATCAAAACTTCCAACACCCCTATGTACCAATTGACTAGCAGCATTTGCACCATTATTACCTCTTATTATTCTCAATCCAAAATCTGTATAGAAAGTATCACCAGTAATATCGATATATGCAAATCCGTTAGCTGTTCTTGAAGCACCAATGTTTAAAGCTGCATCAGATGAACCGATTGCAAATCCAGCATTTACATCACCATAACCAAAAAGTCCTGAATTTATAACCATACTACCATTAACCTGAAGTGTTTGACTTGGTATTGTTGTTCCTATACCTACTCTATTATTAGTAGAATCGATGAACATTGTACCACTATCAATATTCAGATTATTCGGTATTGCTAGTGTATTTGCATTGAATGTAATTGTGTCTGACCCAGCATCACCTAATATCGTATTACCTGTAGGTACAATATCAGCTACCGTCAGCTGATTGCTGGCGTTGAGTAATCTTGCGAGTGATGCTGCTCTTGTCATATGATTAACCTAATTCGTTTGTTGTTTGTTCTGCAAACCAAGCGTCAGCACCAATGCCGTATCCGTCTGGATTACTGAAATCTGCTTCCCAAGCATTTCGGAATGTTCTGTCTGATGGAATATCTTCAGTATCTACAATAAGATATGGAGTGTTAGCTGGCACATCTTTGCGTGCTACTTCTAATATATCTAGTTCACCGGTTGGAATTAGGATGGATACACCATCATCGGTTGGGTATAAAATTCTTTGTGTCATATTAATTTCTTCGATTAGCGGAAGAAGGCAAGTTGCACTCTTGGAAAATCAGCACCACTTCCATTCGCAAAAGTTTCAACTCGTGTTGAATTGGTGCCTCTATTAAATCCTTCGTTAATAAAGTCCGATGTTCCCGCCCTTTGTTGACCCATAACGCAGGCATAATTTGTATCTACCATTGCTGTAGAAAAATTAACTGCGTAACTACCAAGACCAATATCAGTTATTGAGCTTACATTACCAGCTCCTTGAATAGCCACTGTTCCATCACCTCTAAAACAAACCCATGCACGACATCCATATGCAGTTGCTGATGAACCGTAACCTGAGTTGAATTGTAGATTACCAGAACTATCGATAGCTGCTCTAAGAGCGCCAGCTGTGCTGTCATAAAAATATAAACTGTTTGCGTAACCAGAAGCTGCTGTATTACCACCTAAGCCAATCTCATAAATTCGGCCAGAAGCACCAGAGTTTGATAATCTTATAGTTGTGTAGTCACCAGTACCAGACCTGTTTATTTGTAACTGAGCTGTAGGATTAGTAGTACCTATACCCACCTCACCACCAGGGGTGATACGCATACGCTCTACGTTATTAGTGTAAAGCACATACGCATGATTAGAAAGTGTACCTGCAATACCAACACTGCTTGCTGCCAACGGCAACATTCTCATATCTACTGTACCGTCAGATACTCTTAATTGACCACCCGTTCTATTTACATCCAACAATACCGCAGGACTACTTGTTCCAATACCAACGTTACCATTGATATCAATTCTCATACGTTCAAATGCCGAACCGCCATTTTGAAAAATAATATTTCCAGCTCCAGCCATTAATTGTCTTATCAATAAATTACCATTTTCTCCAGCAATCATACCATATGATAATAAACTAGTGATAGTAGAATCCCATTGAAACAATTCTACTGCTCCGCCAGCTGTATTATTAACTCTAGCAACTTTAATAGTAGCACTAGTATCAATTAAATTTATCGGTCTAAATGCAGCAGGTCCAGTTAAAGTACTTAAATTTAGCACATTGGCTATGTTAGCGCTATTAAGACTATCACCTGTAATTATTTTACCATCTACTATTTGATTACCAATAACGTGTAATTTTTGAGTAGGTGTTACTGTACCAATACCAACTCTCTGTGAACTATCAATAAAGATTGCTGAGTTACCGTTTGTTGAAATACCTACAGTATTGACATTTGAATAGAAACCTGATGTTGTGGCTTCATTAAAGAATAATGATGGTGCAGCTGCTGTACCTTTTGGAAACTGGACATTACCACTAAATGAACCACCATTCTGTGATACCGCATTATTGATTGATGATACAAAGAATGATTCAACTTCAATAAAGTCACCAGTTGTGGCACCTAATGCCAATACTACTGTAACACCATTATTTGCAGTGAAATCTTCTGAACCTAATTTGATACCGTTTTGAAATACACTAATAAAACCTGGAGTATAACTAGGTACATTGAATGTTGTTTGACCTGATGTGGCCGTGAATTCTGTTTCTGTTCTGTAGGCAGTATTAGTTACACCTGATGCTGGTATACCTAAGAACAATATTTCAATGGTAGATGATGCTGGAGGAGCTTCAGAGAATGTTAGAGTATAACCATTGATACCATATGTTGTTACGGCCTGTTTAACACCATCAACTGAAACCACCATTGAATTGGTAGAGGCTGGTGCAAAAGACATTGTATACGCAACAGTCGTACCATCACCGGTAAAGGTGTCTAATGGGAATGCTGAATTTAGCGGAGAATTTCCAATATAGGCCATAGTTATTCTTTAGTTAATACTGTATTTATGTCGTTATTTTGATTCAAGAGTTTCAATACGAGCTTGACGCTCTGCTGCACTTTCTATATCTGCAGCCATTACGATGTCATCTTTAGAACCTGTGATAGATTCACCAGCTGCCAATTTACGCTGAACTTCAGCATTAACAATTTCGTCAATAGCGATTCTGCAACGTTCATGCACCGCATTGTCAATCCAGTCTTGTGCTGAAAGTGCTACTGTTTTTAATGCCTTATCTTCAGCATTGCTTAGGGTGATTGTGTAAGTTACCATTTTTTATTCCTTTCGTTTAGCCAAGTAAGTAACCATTGAAAAAAGTCCATTGAACTGATGAACCGGAGGCATTTGCGTCAAAAGTGGCAGTTGATTGGCTGGCATTTTGGCAAGTCACATAGTCACCAGCACTTAACTCAACTATGTGAGTCCATGAGAGCAAGTCCCATGAGTTATCTGACTGGTTATAATTTTCTCTGCGTAAATTACCATTTACTCTTAACTGGACATTCTTGAAATCACCACCACCTGTCACATTGGTAGAAAAACTAAATACATACACTCCTGCAACGGGCGCTGTAAATCTACCGTTCGATGTGTTGTAGTGATTACCTTGGTTAAATAACTCCGATGTAGAGGCATCATCAAATATGATGGTCTGTCCGCCCATAGAATTCCATGTTGACGGAGAACTTCTAGTCAAAGCCGCACTAAACGCTGGTTGTAATGGCGTAGTTACACTACCATTACTATTAATAAGCATTGTAGTTCTAGAACCATTAGATCCGGTTTGAATAAAAGACAACGAAGTTTGTGGAGAGGTTAATGCCTCATTAGCTCTTACTGATTCAATTCTATCCCAACCAATTCGCATAGATTGATTGGAGTCATCAGAACCTCTTCTTAATTGAACACGATTATTTACAGTTGTTCCGCCACTCAAATCTAATTGATAAGAAGGACTTGTAGTGCCAATACCAACGTTACCAACACTATCAATACGCATACGCTCTAATCTGGTTGTAAAACCATCTGGACAAGTCCAAAATGATAAATTCATTGGCATTGATGTGGCACTAACTGTTCCAGAATCAATGTTTGAAATGATTGTTGCTCCGTTAATGAAGGTAGTGCCATTATAGGCACCAAAACCCAACACTCCAATTCTGTCACCTGATTGAACAATTAAAGGTGCAGCTATATTTCCACGAGCTGTTCTAAATGATGAAAAAATTCCTATATTAGTATTTGCAGTATACGTTGTAAAAGTTGAGCCTTGACCGGCTACTTCAGTTACTATTTCCAATTTATTTGTTGGAGCACTAGTACCAATACCTACATTACCTAAAGCATCAATTTTCATTCTTTCTGCAAGTGCATCAGAACCACGTGTGAAGAATGTCAATGCAGAAGATACATAATTACCATCTTGAGGATATGTGCGGATATAAGCTGTATCTTTTATAGTACCAACACTATCAATACCTCTAAATTCTAATCCTGCATATTTTGTTGTATTTAAAGATGTACTAGAATTATATATTGAAATTATATCTGAACCACCTGAAGCATCTCTAGCAACTTCGAGAATGGTAGTAGGGCTGGTAAAACCTATACCAACACGATTATTACTAGCATCAACATAGAAAGTGCCACTATCAATATTCAGATTACCTGATGTATCTGATGAGAATGTGCCACCTAA